TGCCTGAAGTTATGACTGTAGTTGACTTACTTCCATCTCCTTTGTATGTTCAGGAGTGTCCATTTCATGATAAAGTTAAATCTTTATTTTTGGCAGAAATTGAGCAGCAAGACGGAGAAATCATAAAAAATCCACGATCTCATTCGTTGACCCATATAGATCACTATTCTGTAGTTCAAGATGATCGTTTTTCGCGGTTTAGAACATGGGTAGAAAACTGTGCCGAAGACTTTATGTCAAATGTCATGGGATATTACCTCCCAGAGACAATGCAAGTCACAGATAGTTGGATCAATATATGCAATGAAGGTGGATATCAATCACCACATTTTCATTCTAATTCGGTGATTAGTGCCTTATATTATGTCAACTTTGACCCAGAGAAACACTCCCACACATATTTTGGCAGACCAAGATTGGGCATGTCATATCCACAATATAATGCACTTCAGATTCCATACCATAAAGAAACCAGGTACAATCAATTTGATTGTGTAACTGGTGCAGAGGGTAGATTGTTCTTGTGGGAATCACACATGATTCATGGATTCAAAGTTAATAATCACCCCAATCGCATCACAGTTGCTATGAACTTGATGCCCACCGTAATTTCTAACGGGGATTATGGTTGGAGAGTTCAACTTCTCGATCAGAGTGAAAGAGAGGAGCATGTTTCTGCCTGGCGTCAGGGTCAACTCTGGGATTTGCCTAACCTGTTGCCAAAGGATCAGGAAGGCGGTACAGTAGGCGAGTAGGTTAAAAGACCCATGAAACTCTGGAACGCACTAATTAAGACCGCTGGCGGTCGTCTGGCGAGGGTAGAGTTTGAGTCTCCCAGTCATTGGCGTGGTGATGCTGCTGCACAGGCAAAAAGTGCCTATGGTGCGAGTGAAGTAGTCTCCATTAATCCTGCTACAATTCCTGTCAAGGATGCACCGAGTGCGCCTAGACCAAACATTTCCACTGCTGCTCTTGTATCCACATCTTTCCTGGATCATGCTGTAGGTTGGTTGGTGATTGTGCCTATTGTGGCAATTTGCATGGCACTGCCGATTATTCCTATTGCTGGTGTAGTTGGTTATATTATCTGGTTTACCGTAAAACTCGCCAAGACTGGACCTTGGAATTAGAATACTAAATAATCTGTCAAGTCATTATTGTAAAATGAGCGAACAACCAGAAAAGCAATTACTACAACAAAATCCCCCAGTGGAGTCTGCTGGTTCTACATTTGTTGGTAAGGGTGAAGATGGTCCACAAAGAATGGATCGTCTGAATAAACAAGTCAAGATTATGTCTGCGACTCTTGGTAACCTTGATGGTAGACTTTGTGCCCTTGAGAAACTATTGGTACAGGCGATCGGTTATCAACAAACTATCACCAATGTTGTACGCACAACAGCAGAAGTAGAGGCAGAAGTAAGAGCATTGCGTCAAGAATTGGAATCTCTCCGTGCTGAATCTCGTTTTGATATGGGTGCGGGTGCTCCTCTTGATCCAGCAGTTGCACCACTTGGATAACTGTCCCCAACCCATTGACTTCTGACTCAATCACCTCTATATTATTATTGTTCACCAAACACAACACATGAACAACGAATTTGAATACGAGTACAGCGATTTTGATGAACTCTACGATTCGATGATGGAATCTAACCCCGAAGATTGGTTGCCTGAGTCAGGCATTCGGGAACAGTTTGATTCTGAAACTATCAAACTCTTGAATCAGTTCTGATAGTGTGACAGTTCAATAACCTGCACACGGGGGTCGCCAAGACCCCCGTTTTTTTGTATTATTATCTTATCGAACGCAACGCATCAATGCAACTCCGTCCTCATCAGGAAAAGATTCTTGATCGTATGTTTGCTTATCATAAAGGACAGATCATTGTTCCTACTGGCGGCGGTAAAACATTGACGATGATTGTTGATACCCAGACCACTTACGATCTTATTCAGAAAGGAACCACCACAGTTGTTGTAGCACCTCGTATCCTTCTTGCTGAACAACTCTGTCAGGAGTTTCTGGAAGTTATTGACACCAAATATACTCATGTGATGCACGTTCACAGTGGTGAAACTCATCACTTCTCTTCTACTAACCCCGAGAAGATTCACCTGTTCGCTAACACTGCCCGTACCGCAGGTGAGAACGTTCTGATCTTCACTACCTATCATTCTCTGCACCGTGTAATGGATGCAGATATTGAGGTCAACACGATCTATTTTGATGAGGCACACAACAGCATTACTCGCAACTTCTTTCCTCCTACCGAGTTCTTCTCCAATGAGGCAGATCGTTGTTATTTCTTTACTGCAACTCCCAAACATTCTTTGACTGTGAAGAAACCAGGGATGAATGACGTTGATGTTTATGGTCAGGTAATCTGTCAGGTTCCTGCACCCGAACTGGTGGAGGGTGGTTATATTCTGCCTCCTAAAGTTAATGTCCGTCAACTTCCACTTTCCAAGGACAAGAACAACTGGCAACGTGATGCGGACTACCTGCATCAAACGATCATTGATGACAACAAAAACCAAGTTCTTGTCTGTGCCCGCACTACCAAACAGATCATCAATGTGATCCAAAATACTAACTTTGTCACTAAGATTGCTGCAGAGGGTTATTCTTGGATGGTGATTACTTCCAAGACTGGTGCTATCATTGACGGTCACAAAGTCAATCGCGAAAAGTTCTTTGAAACTCTGAATGCTTGGGGTAAAGATTCCACCAAGAAGTTTATTGTTCTTCACCACTCTATTCTGTCGGAGGGCATCAATGTTAATGGTCTTCAATCTGTTATTTTCCTTCGTAATATGGATTATGTTGGTATCTCTCAAACTGTGGGTCGGGTGATTCGTCTCGGTGATGAATCTAAGACTTACGGTCTAGTCACCATCCCAACTTATGACAACGTTGGTATCAGCACCGCCCGCAAAGTGCAGGCAGTTGTAGACACCATCTTCAATCAAGGTCAACCTGCAATTTCGGAGATTCGCAAATGAACTACACCAAACAACAACTAATTGATGCACTTCAACGGGAGTATGAGTGGTTATGCCATGATGATTTCGATCCTGATGAAGATCTAACAATGGAAGAACATCTAGATATGCTGCAGCAACTATCCTATGATGAGTTGGTAGAAGAGACATCGACCGATGACATCTTCACTCTGGATGAGTTTATGAGGACGTATGGGTAGAGAGCAAAAGTATTACAACTGTAACTCAAGTTTATTAGATCCAGTTTGTGTGAGAGATTATGTCTCTCCTGATGGAATGTGGGCGGTGATTCCTGTTATTGGTAACAAGGAGTGGGTTATCATCCACGAGGGGAAAGTGCTGAGTGATGTATCACGCACATTCCAAAGTGCCATGAGTAAAGTAGAAAAATACAAAAAAGGGAAATCTCCCCGCAAGAAACGACCTACTACCCCCGCCGCACAGAAATCACAGAAAAAAGCGAAAACGCCTAGTAAGGCAAAGGGATCTCAGACCAAGAAACCCAGTGCCACCAAGGGAACCACGAAACCCAAGAAAAAATCTAGTGGACAGTCCAACAAAGTGGCACAGTCCACTGGGAATCCGTTGCTGGATGCATTACAATAACAAGGTAATCAAGAGAGGAACATGACCACTAAAACTAAGAAACTCTTTGTCACTCCGCTCTCCCGCAAGGCAAAGAATCGCTTTGCAAATGAGATGGATCTCTTCCATACTTGTTTTGTTGAGTGTGAGAAGATGCATGAGGGAATGAATCATGTTTTCCTCAAGTCTCTCAATGGTGGTTACTTCTTCTGGGTGCCAGAAAAAGGTAACTCTGATTGGAAAGTTGAGAAGTGAGTATTGACTTCAAGACTGTTTTACTCAAGGAGGAGACTCTTGATCTCCTCCGCACTTTGATACAGGCAGAGGTTAAACTTGCTGTCCTTCAACATACTCGAATCAAACCAGATGCCGACGCAATACAAGATCAGTTGGCAATCTGCGACGTAATTTACCACTCACTTAAGGAAACTCTCTGATGGATGAACTCGAACTGTCTCGCGCACGTTGCCTGGATGTCATCGACACGGTGATCTCCAAACGATTGAATGAACTATTGGACAATGATAAGTATGCGGATGCTAGAGCAATCGCACAAGAAATGTTCCTAATTGGTGATGATGATCTCGATGAATGTTGGGATGATGAGATCATGTTTATGGATGATATTACTGGAATGACAGACGAAGAACTCGCTGACCTCCAGTTTGATGTGACAGTTGAATAACCTGCACACATCACGCGCCATGAGGCGCCTCTACCCTGTATATTAAAAGAGTCAAAGGAATCACACCTAATGAGCACTAACGCACGAATCGGCATCAAACTTGCAGACGATTCTATTGTTTCTGTTTATCATCACTGGGATGGTTATCCTGAGTGGTTGGGTCGTATGTTGGAAAGGCATTACAATACTAAAGAGTCAGTCACCGATCTAATTGATGGTGGCGATATGTCTTCTTGTTACACTAACTCTGGGTTCAATAATGAACCTCTTGGTGGTGATCGTCCTCTTTATTATACTATGCGTGGGGATGAACTTACTCCTCCTCAAGTTGCAGAATCTCTCACAGAATACCTCGAACAGTCTACTGATTGTGGTGGAGAATACGCCTACGTTTTTGACAATGGCGAGTGGTTCTGTTACAATACCCAAACCTGGGGTGATTCTTA